AATCCTGAATCTCACCCTGTATCTTTGGGATATCGCTTCTATTCGAATAATATTTCTCAAGGTTCTTGGTAATGGCTTTCGCTGTATTTTTAGCAGTGTTACCGGCAGCAATACTCTTATCCGTAGCTACGACCATTTTTTGAAGGAAATCATCTACCTGTGACTGAGGCAATGTACCAATGAGGGCATTACGGACATCGTTCATCTCATCAATCTTATCCGTCATACTCTCATTCTGAATTTCGTCACTCTTCTCCTGAAGGACTTTTCTCGCCAAATTGCGGTCCATCTCTGTATTAATATCCCGATAGGCTTGCTCTATATCCTTCAGGGACGAATATTCATTAAGCAAATAAGGAAGATACTGCCCATATTTGGTATTTATTTCCTCTATCAACTCTTTCCTGCGCTTTGTACCTTCCCCGGCTGCTTTAGTCGCATCAGTCAATTTGCGTAATTGACTACGTTCCTTTTCGCTTTGCGCCAAAAAAGAATTAACGGCTTTTTCCGCATCTGAAGTGCGGGTCGCAAATTTGTAAATAGCTACCCCCGCTCCTAATGCCAGGGAAGCCAATATACCCAAAAGGTTGGCTTTACTGGCCGCATTGAAAGCTTTCATCGCAACTGTCGCCCTCTTAATGTTACCACTCAAAGCATATTTGGCAGCACTCAGCAAAAGGGTTCCGCTCCGGGATGCCCGTGTTGTGATAATATTCTTCTTTTCCTGCAACCACTCCAATGTCTTTGCGGCCGTCAAACGTTTCGTCCACAGTTCTTGCGCTTTAACCGCTGCGGTGTATGCAGTTATTACAGCAATCGACGACAATATGATTCCCTTATACTCCGATAGGATAGAAACCAGCGCACCTAACCCTTTCACCGTCATGCTTCCGGTCGTAATCATATACTTCATTACAGGAAGCAGCTTCTCACCTAATTCTACCCGTACATTCTTAAATTTCTCTTTCGCCTTATCCAATCCTGCCTGAACGGTATTATTCTGCACATTATACTCATTGGTAATACTCGTTCCCTCACGGAAGGCATCATTCGCAGTTTTCTGCTCCTTACGTACCTTTTCAACGTTTCCGGCCAAAGCACTAATCACTCCGGCAGCTTCCGCACCGGAAAGCTTCATTTCCTTCAGTATAGGAGCCATCTTATCCATACCACCGAGTTTACCCAAACTTTCCAGGAAACGAAGAAGCGCTTCATTGACATCTGTGTCAATAAGCGTGGTAAACTCTTCCACGTCCATTTTAGCAAGCTTGGCATACTTCGCCGGTTCCTGATAGATTTTCAGAATCAACCCTTGTAATGCGGTACTTGCCATTTCACTACGTAGCATGTTCTGGTCAAGCGCAGAAGCAAACCCCAACACATCAGTAATCGTCAATTTGGCCTGCTTAGCCACACCGCCCATGCGCGCAGCGAACTCTATCAGATAGGGTTCTGCCGCCGAAGAATTTTGGGCAACGGTATTCACAGCACTACCGGTAGCCAGCATATTCTCACGAAGTGTCCGGCTTGCATCCCCAAACATCTGTGACAATTTGCCGATATTCTTTACTGCATCTTCCCCCAGGTCCTCTCCTAAAGCGACATTAATCTGATTGGCAGCATCCACAAAATCCAATACACCCTTTTTACCGGTGATGCCCAACCGCCCGGCATCTCCTGCCAAAGCGTTAAGCTTTTCCCGTGGTGTACGGGTATCCATGTGCTTGAACTCCTCATTCAGTTCCGCCACTTCTTCCTTTGTCATCCCGGTATACTTGATAACCTGGCTCTCCGCCTCCTGCATCTCCGCATACTCATCAACACATTTACGGGCTGTCAACACGACTCCGGTCAACGAAGCTACGGCACTGGTTCCAATAGCAGCATACCTGTTAAACCCGTCCGCCATTTTTGAAAGGGAAAAACGGGTATCACGCGCCTGCACCTCCAGCTCTCTCATACGCTTTTTGGTCAACAGGTAATCCTGACGCAAAGCCTTCCATGCTTCAGTTCCGGGAATAGCCCTATCCATTTCCCGTTTGAGTTGTGAAGCCCCTTTACGCAGTTCGGCGTAAGACAACGATGTCCGTACTCCTTCTTTACGATATTCAGCCAGGCTTTTATTCAATTCATCCTGCCTTTGCTTGAGTGCCTTATACTCATCAGAGTTTTTCTTGCCCTCCGCAGAAAGCTTATCCATTTCCGCCCTTACAGCCGCTATCTGTTCTTTTGTTTCCGCAAACTTTGTTTTGGCTTCCGAATTATCAATCCGGATTGCCATTCTAAAATCATTTATGCTTATCGCCATACCTATACTACTTTACCAAGACAAAGGTATCCTGGCGATTAGCTTTGAAAAAGGACATAAAAAAAGAGGCCTCCCACAATGGAAGACCTCTACCTCATCGCAAAGCAATGGTGTCAAACAATAACAATGAAATGAAGCTTATAGTACTGATACATCCGCCAATTCGTTAGCAAAGCTGTGCAATGCCTTCTCTATACGCTGTTTTTGCTGAATACGGGGTTTTGAACGTCCGTGCATATATGACCACAGTTGTTTTTGATGTATGCCTGTAAGTCTCTCCAATCCTGAGAGAGATAACAAACCGCCATAATAAAGCAAAAGGCTCTGTATATCATAATGCCACACCAGCGTATAGTCTCCTTTTATTTGCTCAGGCCAACGTTCTTCGGGCAAGTTCTTTTTTATCAAGGCAATGGCAACCTCAACATCTTTCTTGCACTCTTCCACAGTCCCCCCTGCTGCATAAATACCTTCGCAGTTTTCTGAATAAGCCCCGAAGCTGTCGGAACTTGCACAAATATTCATTATTATTTTCTCCATGATACAACGATACTATTTGAGATTATTATATAAAAGGGGGTGGGGATTAAATCCCCATAGCCCTTGCAATTTTTCTTCTTAGCGGTTCTGGAAACTCTTTTGCTCCATGATAAGGAACCGGTTCCGAAAGCTTTCCGTTCTTCGTATAGAAGTAGTGGCTGCCTTCTGCGTGGCTGAACTTCCAACCAGCCGCAAGAATTTTCCGATGAAATTCTGAATACTTCATTATGTTTATCTCATTTATTGTTTGACACTGCAAAGATAGAAATATTTCTATTAACAGCAAAGAAATAACAGAAATATTTCTATCAATAATAAAAAAAATCCCGGCTATCCTCACAGACTACCGGGTACTTCTTACTCAGACAAAAAAACTATTCATCCAGCCAACGGCCATTGTCCAACCAGACACCACCGTCACGCCATTTGCCATCCGTCAATATCCACCGTGACAACGCTTCCGTATCACTTATGGAAATCGGATAGAACACACCTTCCCAGGCTCCTTTCCGTCCGGACGCATCAATCATATATGTACATTCTTTGCAAACAAACCGTTTATTGTGTATAACAAAAACACTCCGTATGTCATAAATATTCGGGTCGTAACAATGGAATGTGAACTTCTTCGCTCTCTTTATATCATAATCCTCTTTATACAGATGCTCTGAAATCACCTTCAGCTCCATTGATTCCCCCGCCAGGCTCATCTTCGCATCGTCCATACCTGAATACGAAGTGTGGAATATCAGTCCCTTATTGAGTATGTTGTCCGTATATACGGTCGGATACGGGTCTGAGTCCGGTCTACGCAAATAGCCGGTCTGTTTCTTAATGCCCGTATAAAAGCCCAAATAAACCGTACTCTTTGACGTATCATCCTCATAATTATTATTCTTGATATAATCTTCAATACCCTGAGAAGAGGTGCTCTCCTCTACATTCTCATCCGAAGCTGTCAAGTCACCGGCACTATCCAAAACCGGAACAATACGCAATACATTTGCATAGGTCACACGCCCATCCAGTTGTACCGTAGTCTGTTTAATCGGTACTGCCCCATGCCGTACCGGTATCATCTCCAACGTAACGAAATCCCGGCCGGTATCATAGACCAAATCCGCATATTCATTGACCGGGCATCCCCGATATAAGGTATGCGGCTTTCCGCCTATATCCTCCTTCTCAAAGGAAGTCCTGATGTATTCTATCCCTGTGCTGGTATTCGTAACCAGCTCCATACCATTTGACTTATTAGCAAAGAAATCATGTACCGCAGCTATCCCGACCACATTTTTTCTTTCCGCCATCTCCATCAAAGCGTCCGGCAATCTCCTTTTTTTGTAATACTCACTATCCGGCAAATCATATTTCACATTCCTGATACCGATATTCACTTCTTCCTCCTCGTCTTCCGTTTCCTCAACGTACTCGTCCTTCACAGAAGACAAATAGGCTACCGGCGGAGCTACGTAATAATTTGCGGAAAGCATTATCCTGACGCTCTTTTTCCGGCTATCTATAATAAAGAGGATACCATACAGTTTTTCAACTTCTTCCAAAAACTCCTTCACAGTCCAACCGGGAAACATCTTGGCGTATTCCGTTGTCTGTTGGGCATGGATAATCAACTGGTATTTCCAGGGTGTATCGGTAAACTGGTTCTCTACAATCTGATAGCCAAGTGCCTGTATCATCTTCTCCATGACAGTAGCCATATAGGGCATCGGAATATATATACCGTCTGCAACCTCTTTAAAAGAGAGTTCCGTATACACCCCTGCCTTTTCCCCGGATTTTTGTTCTGTAAGATAATATTCGAGTTCGAACGGATTAATCATGGTTTCTCCGGCCAACACGGGCGGAAGATTATATTCCACCTCCGGATACATCTTATCCAGTAGCCTATTCTTACGTCCGGCAGACGGCATGGGAGCACTACCCATATCCAAAGAAGAAACCAGCTTGTCAGAACCGATAAAATAGTTGAGTTCCGAGTTCCCCGATGCTATCTGTATGGAAACGCTCTTCTCCGTCCATCCCGTAATCACTTCAGTACCGTCACAGAACACACGATTGTCCGCTACCAGTACAGCCCTCCGTTTGGTCTTTACTTCCTTTATGGAGTTAAGCCTATGCAAATGATTATACAACCGGGCATTAACGGCATTGGTTAAAGCCAGTTCTATATCATAGGTATATTCCCCATTCTTGGTAAAGAACGGATTTTCACGCTTCACCTGTATCTCAACAGCCGCAGGCAACACTACCGATACCCCATCTATAAACAACTCAGTCATATCAATCTACCAGTTTCAGGCCAATACTCAGCCCATTAAACCCACCAAAAACATCATACTCCCATTCGGTCAGCATTCCATCTGCCGGACTCAACTCGCCACATACGAAGTCCATTGCCAGCAATTCTTTCTTTACCAGTTCCATAATACGTTGCAACAGCGCATAATGCTGCAACTCTTCCTCATCCATTTCTTCCCCTGCAGGAACTTTCTCCAGCAGAAACAATAGTATCTGGTTGGATTCCTGATGGCAATCCATCCCGCCTTTCAATTCCGCATCCGGGAAATTACCACATAGCCAGATACCCTCCGCATCCTTCAGCTTCTTCTGCAAATGCCCTTCCCGTACCGCCAGTTTAATCCCCTCAATCGGTTTTTCCGACCTGACATTGACACGCTGCCTGATTTCCAGCAGCATCTCCCTGTATCTTACAATATCAATCATAGCCTATCAAATTATTCTGCTCTGGATCAGCCAGCCGGAAGCTGAACTCCACTGTTTTCAAAACACTCTTGCGAAATTCCCGTTCAAACTTCTGTTTGGTTACCACAATCGGCAACCACTCATTATTAACAAGAATGCCCGCTTCCTGACAATTAAGCAGGTTATGCCACAGCTTATAATCGCTTTGGAAGAATATACGCCCGCTGTTAACCGTATATTCATCCGTAACCTTAACACCGAACTTTCGGTCTACCCCATACATGGCAGCCATATCACTTTCATTATTTCCTGCCATTTTCAGGCCACCGGTAGCAGTCAGTGTCTCCGGCATATCATATACATTTTTAAAGCGGAAGCACCATGCTTCAGCATAGCGTGTCCGGTCTATGACAAACAGCAGGGAACCGCCTGATACCTCCACTTTGTATTGAAGAATGTCCGGCTTCTCAAACAGAGAGGAAACGACATCCGGACTCGTATCGAACGTATAAACCCCATCATCGTAACTGCCGGCAGCTACGAAACGTTTTTCCTCTGTTCCGTCATCCCAATAGGCTGTCACATTCATTCCTTTCTTTCCGGACGCATCGACCGGGAAACCGCTTACATATTCCTTTGCTCCAGGATACGTCACTTTCCGGTTTACCTCACTCAAACAGCCCGGAGCTTCCGCATCTTTCCGGGTGACCAAACGGCTGAACATGACAAAACAAGTCATATCCTCCACTCCATTGATAAGAAACGTGAAGTCTCCTGCCGCATCTGTCTGGGCCGTATTCTCCCCGGAACACCATACTCCCCACAAAGCGAGTTCACAGAACTTGCCCAATCCACGGGTACGCACCTTAAAATCGGCATCCGGGGAATATTCCTCTTCCAAAACAGTCTTCCCGCCATACCTCACGGAAAAGGTTATAGTACTGTCCGTATCAATAATGTACTCACGCATGGTCGCGCAGAACTCCCTTGGCTTAGGTCTCTGTATCACATTCATAACCGGCAGTATTTATTCCGTTCATCATTTTTTGGAAGCAGGTCATACACCGGAATTATCCCGTCACGTACCCGCTTCATTTCATCCAACCAAACAGCAGCATCGTCCTCCATCCATTCCGCTACCCGTACAATATCATCCGTATCGGCTATCCGGCTGTCCGCCATTCCGTTTTTTGCCATATAGCCGCGTATCACCCCACTGGGAAATATACGGAGCGGAAGACGACGCAAGGCTGCCGCCATAGCAAACAGTGCAACAGCCATACATGCCGCATAATGTACATCACTCTCCGGAACCGCGTTTTCTGCCAGCAGTTCATCCCATCCGTCACCATAGGCACGTTCCACCTTCAACCGCTGAGCTTCACGAATGAATGGTACAAGCACGAGAAACGTGCGCTCGCTCTTCTCTATCGGGAAATACATGTCAAAGGAGTTTCCATTACGAATGATAAGCCGTTGAGTGAGCTTATAGGTATCCGTCTGCATCCATTCCTGAAGCCCGGTTTTGTTCAGATACCGGATGAGCGCATCCACGGAACGATAATATTCCTCCAGATGTAACGCGTCGTCACGGTCAAGCTGCCATTCCCAGGGAAGCTTTTCACTGTTATCCGTTGCCATCTTGAACTTACGGCCATCATCTTCATGACTGAGGTCGTTCTTCTGGTACATCCGGAGTGTTGCCATTATGGCAATCGGCCGCTGAACTTTCCTTACCAGTTCATTATCCTCTCCGTTCTGATAATATTTTTCAGCCAACTGCATAACCGGTTCACCAATCAATACGGTAAGTTCTTCAGTCGCAACTTCTATGTCTCCGGAAATCTTGGAAAAGGAGTTATTGGCATAATAGCTGCCTGTGAGTTCCCGCAGTTCCTTAGCACCATTTTTGTTCTTATTGAATATCATATAACTATTGTTTAAGATTCCTTATCATTTCATCCGCCCGCTGTTTATCGTCCAACAGCTTCATCATAACCCGTAGCAGTAATGTATCGTCAGTCGCATCCGCATTGCCGAAGATTCCGCTTTCGGCAACTGAATAAAGTACACTGTTCATACCCAGACTTTGAGCGGTTCCCGGCTGTACATCCGAACTTTTCCTGCTCCGTTCAAATACCGGAGCGAAGCAGAGTTCCAACCCGTCGATGATAAAAACTCCGGAAAACAAATATTCACAAAAATAAGCGAACCAGGCGTAAACGCCCCATTGCACCCATTCAGGCATATCACGCACCAACCCCATATAACGGGACATATACTGCATACGGAACGGTTCACGTAGGATACACCCCTTATCCTTGACCGGCTTCCGGTAGAGAATGGCGCACAATGCACGAAGGTCGGCAGTATCCCGGCCTGCATTGTACTTGTTCATCACGGCCACCGCCTGACGAAATTCCCCAAAAGTCAGGTCAGCCCCATGGCTGGCCGGGCCACGAAGATACCGCCATACCGGAAGAAGATTCTCCGTACTGTCATAAGTCAGTTCAACGGCGTCTTCTCCAACCTTCCACATCCAACCCAACGTAGCCGCCAATTTATCAACCAACAGCATATCCTCCACTTTCGATTTAAAACGATACCCTCTATTCTTCAGAACATAGGCACACCACTCACGTTTCACATCAAGTAAAGCCACTCCCGGCTGTTTCATCAGCCTGCTGCGTATCTTGAGCAAGTGAAGCCACTCCAACGGCTTCACTTCTTCCCAACAATCCGGGAAATCAATATCCTTCTGTTTCATAATTCCTATACCTGATTAGTCGGTCTGTCCGAGGCCGACACGTTATCTTCCTTATTTATCACTTTCCGATAGATACCGAGGAAAATCCCTTTCTTATGCGGGAAGTTTATCCGTATGGCATCATTGATAGCCTCCAGTGCAATTTCTTCCGGTATCTGTGTATCCGCACCGTAGAATATCTTGAGGGCATACAACATCTGGCTTCCGCTGTCACTCTTGCCATCAATAATGATATTAGCCAATGCAGGGGAAAGCCCAAAACCGCTGGTCGTAGAACTATCTGCAATCCGGGAAATCTTCGCCTGTGCCTCGATGTATTTGTCGATATTCATTTCAATCGGTTCTATCCTCCAACTCTGCGTATGTCCTAAATCATCCATGAAATCCACGCAGCTAAAGAACTTACCGGCATTCTTCTTGCCCGCCATGACATCCGCAATAGCTTCAGTCAGTTCGTCCTTCAATCTTTCCATTTCCTTCTGAATCTTCGCTTCATCCCAATCCTCGTGCATGGTCATAATCAGTTCACGCTTCTGATTCCAGTACTCTTGAGGACTGTGTACCACATAGGCAGCGGCAATCATATTCTCATTCAAATGACGAATGATTTCCGGCAGATTATTCGCATTCTCAAGCCAGGGAACTGAACCATAAAAACAGGAAATGGCATACATGCTCCTACCGAAACTACGCATGCAGTGATATTTGACAGCCGTCTCATATTTGGTCGGATTCCATTTGTCAAACTTCGGATATTTACGGAAAGTCCGGCTCCGGAAAGATTCAAAATCGCCTATGAGAAACTCTTTCACGTTTTCCAGCCGCCGGCTGTCATCATCCGGCCAAACCAAACGGGCCTCCCCGCTGTGCAGGGATTCCAGCCGCTGCACCCATGGCCGGCCGATACGCACTCCCTTGCCCATATAGTACTTGGTAAAATGCCCGTTCATGTGCGTATATTCCACCAGATTATTACGAATATATTCCTTATAATCCCAGCTATCCAGCCACTGTTGAATTTCATCATCCTCCAGCCATTCCTGGATACGTTCATTATTCTCAATCCTCACCCGGTAGAGCATCGGCCCCTGACCGTACAGCAGTCCTGTCTTACGGTCCAGAATGCCAGGTCCCAGGTTATTTTTCTCCAGCAAATCACGGATCGCATTCGGCATGTTATTATCCGGGCCCCAGGGAACTACCCGAACCCCGGCTACCGTCACAGGCTCACCGTCCCAATCCTGCGTCCCTGCATCAAAGAACTGGCTCATGCTCTGACTCCAGTTCATATTAATGGCATATTGCCCGGCAGCAGTATCCACAAAGCTGAAATTACCTATCTTCTTTTTTATATCACTCATAACTATGTATTAATATATATTCTCGTTGTATTCACAAGCAACGTCCCGCAGTACTTCTTCACAATCTCCACCAGTTCCGGAATATACTGTTCAATAACAGGATTAAACCAGGGCTTCGGTTCTCTCTTCCACTCATTATCCGTCGTTTTGGTGAGAATGCGCGTACCATTCTCCATATTGTATCCCCTACCGACACCTAAATGTACATACACGCCTTCAGCTTTAAAACCAAACCCGATACTGGTTATCTCCTGCCCGTCCATAGGTGTCTTACCATAGTGACGATAATTCTGCTTCAATGACTTGGAAAGCTTCTTATCCGTATCAATCCAGCGTGCTACGGATAACCGCAGCGCATCGTCGACCTTTTTCCCCCATGCTTTCACATTCGCATTAAATTCAGCAACCGCCTCTTTATTCTGCTGACGCTCGAACTGCTGCGTATAACCGGCATCTCCCTCGATAACGACATCAAGCGGATAACGGTTACCGAAGAAGTTGCTTTTGCTCCGCCAGCTTCCACGGTTCTGCCCCTGCATCATTCTTTCTGCGTGTGCTCCCATTGCTATACAATTAATCCGATACAAAGGTATCCTGAAGCATTCTTAAGAAAAAGGACATAAAAAAAGCCGGCTATCTTCACAGACCGCCGACTCTCAAAAAAAAAATGTAAAAAAAAATGTTTCTTCAAATTCTAATAAATATCTGTCACGGAAAATTTGGCCAAACCGCCGTTTGCACCAGTCAGAATATTACCGTTATCATCCGTACAGGAAGCTATGTGGCGCATAATATAATCAGCTTCGCTCATGCCTCCGGCCAGTACCGACAAGGCATCCTTCCGCGAATAATCTATCGTAGCCTTAACCGTATAATGAATATATTTATTCTGACACGGTATCTCCACATCAATACAGTTATCTGAAGGCTCTATTCCAAACTCCGACCGCAATTCCTCTATCTGTTGGAACAATGCACTCAATCCATCCGACACCGGAACCTGAAGCTGATACTCTATTGTGTATATATTCTTGCTATTCTGTACTGCCTCGTTCATCTTACGCCTCCTTTCTGTGCCAATTCATAATACTTGCCTCCCTTTATGACTGTCATGCCCAGCCTGGGATTACGCTCGTATATCTCCATAAGTCTACCCCTAAGGAAACCTTTTTCAAAAGTAAGCTGCTGTATTTCTTTGTAATATCGCTTATTTTCGCTTTCCAGGAATGCGATGTATTCGTCCTTAGTCATTCCTTACCCCCTTTCCGGCATTTCCTTGCCTTATAAACGCACAAAGCAGTAACTACAAACAAAGGTGGAAATATAAACCCTGTACAAGCTGAAAGGATGGCGCCGAAATACCAGCGGTCAGAAGAACTGTGTAGTTCGCAGTCTGGAGCCAGGCTACGATAGTAACGGCCTTGCAGGTTATTGACTTGCTCATTCAGAGCATTGATACGTTCGGGTATATGTACCCCTGTGGATTGCGGTGCATACAATACACCTGAAGTTGCTTTTTTCATTTTTGAAGTGCAATTAAAATGAAACAATATGTAATAAAAAGACGGGAAGGGGAACTTCTCCCAAAAATCAGAAAACCTATAAACAAAAAAAGTTCCGCTTTCCCGTTGCACTTCACCTTGAACAGGCAGTGGGCGCATTAACGCTCCACACGGGGGTCGGAACTTATATGTTAACCATTGGACATAAAAAATGCCAACGGCAAAGTTGGCGAATATCTCCGCCTGTTCAAAATGAAGTGCAGTGCAAAGATGAACATTTTATTTAATATGGCAAAATAAAAGCGGAGTTTTTTGCTCCGCTTTTATTTGCCAATCATTTACTAATTGCCATACCTGATATTGTCACTCTATGAATAAATTGTTTTATCTCTTTTTGAAATTCAACAGTCTGTGTTATCTTCAAATTAATGATACCATTTGCCCCCAATTCATGTAATTCGGCAGCCAACTTATTGAACATATTATCCAAATCTGGAGCTTGATAAACTTGTTTACCATTATATGGATTTGGAGAATTATAATAATAATCCTCTTTTATATTTGCTGCCCGCTTCTTACTATCTTTACGTACCCAGCCACCTAACTCATCAATAGAGATACTTCCAATAGGTTCATAAGCAAAATTCACCGAGTTCGATTCTGTTACAAAAATACCTTGATTGGTCAATACTGCATAATCTATTACTACCATATTAGATTTTGGAGTAGGCAAAGACTGACAAGCAGCCAGAACCAACAACATCACACTAAATAACAAATAAACTTTCTTCATACATTTAGATATTTAATTAATAACATACAACACCTATTCCTTAAAAGTAGCCAAACCATAAATGAACAAATCTTCATATTCAGATATCTTTTTCACTTTACATTCAATAAGTTTATCAATATTACTTGATATTCGTTTCGCTTTAGTAGCTTCCACATATCCTATGTGATAGCCATCAGTAGTTAGAACCTTAACTGCATAAGGGTCATATTCATTATCAGGTTCTTTTTCTAACTCTAAGTAATCTTCTTCCTCTAATCCGTACGCAGCATCTTGAGCGTCTTCATCACGATATTGAAGCCCTTTTACTGCAAAACTTATAGAAAAAGTGTTTTCTGGAATATCTGCAACATGCATATTCATTACTTTTTTCTTTTCAGCCTCTATCATTTCAATCAACTCATCCCAACCGTATGTTTCAATAGTACCATTTTTTATTTCCAATTCAAAGGTCTCGGAGCGCTGCAATAATTCAGAACAGAACTCTTTATCAAAACTGAACCTACTCAATAAGGCAGCATAAGATTTGCGCATTATCTGAAAAACCAGCTCTTTTTCTTCTTCATACCCTTGTGTATTTTCTCGAATGGAATCTATAACATTGCCAATTAAATCCTCTTTTTCAGCCCTGGTCATTTCCAATGAAACCAACGTTTTAGTTCCAATACGAACCAGCTCTTGAAGTTGTTTCTGCATTTCCACCTTAACTTCCTGCCGTTTAAGGCATGAAGTCTCTCCACTACAAGTTGATATAGAATCTTCCTGGCCTTTTTTAGCTAACACAATTATAGCTATAACTACTACAGCTATAATGACAATAATAATTGTTCCCATACATTCATATATTTAATTAATAATTTTCTATTCAAGCATTTATATGCTATTTTTGCAAAAAACATCCGCTATGAACGAAATAGAACTTCGCAAATATTGCTTGGATAAATCCATAGAAATACTCAGTTGGTATAAAAACTTCTTTCCCAAGAAGGAATTGCACCCCCTTATTATCTCGGAGATTCTTTATCGCTACCTCACAACTGGGCAAGCAGAGTATTTTGAACTACCCCACACACGTGGGCAATGACACCGCTATTTTGAATTGAATAGTGCTAACAGTCGCATTGTCTGTCGTATTACTCAGCCCAGCTTTCAACACATTAATATGAATACCACCGCCTGCATCAGTCTTTTCTGATGCAGACACTTGAAGATTAAACTCTATATCTTGTATTATCATCCCATCAACTGTATATCGGGTATTCTCCAAATGGTTATCCACTTTAGGATTAACCAGCAATCCCGTATCACCTATTTCTTCATTTAGCTCAGTAATTGCCTCAGAGATATCCTTAATAGTCCCTTTTATAAAATCTTTCAGTTCCATAGTATTAAAACATCATCTCCTCATATCGTGCGCCAACCGGAACCACCCGGAACCCGATTGCCTACGGGTTACACGATATGAGGAGATGATATATTCGGTTTATATTTGGCAGTACAAATATCTACAAAAAATTTAACAAATCCAACATTTACACAAAAAAGGCTTCCAACCCGTGGAAGCCTTAAGGAACGTTGCATAATACCCCTGTCAAACAATAACTACACAACTTCCATAAATTCCTTTCCTATACGATGAAGCCCGTCAACAATACGCTTCTCTTCTCCTATCTAAAATGATACAGCCTGTAACGAACTGCCAATATCATGGATAGTATCCAATATCAGCTTCTTACGTTCCGGTGAGGGTGTTTTCGTCCCCTTTATATAGCTTGCCAACAAACTCTGCTGAATGCCCATCCTCCGGGCAACCGCCGAGATATTCAATTCCGGATGTGAAAGGAAAGCATCCTGAATGCCAGGAGCCGGTTCTTTGGTATCATCGTAATAGAAACTTTCATAGCTCATATCTTCGTCTATGTCATCCCAATGAATACCAAACGGTTCAAATTCATACTTTGCACGTTGCTCATCGGTAGCCACTAACAAGCGAGGATAGAATTTCAAAGATTGGTACAAAGTCTCCTCCTTGTCATTGGTTACATAAATCCTACCATTCTCAAACCATAATTTAATAATCTTCATATCAACCTCCTTCTTTATATTGGGAAGCATGGGGGATTAAAAATCCCCATGCAATTTTTTCCATTCTTCCTGGATAACTTCCAGATTTTCCTCTAAAATCGCTCTTGCCAGACTCAAGTCTTTAGGCTTCATACCTTTGTTCTCTATCAATTTGACTTCGTCTCTGATTTCAAACTTGGCTTGCCCGTCTTGACTGGTGACATGGCAATGCGGTGGCTGGTGTTCCGCTGTGTAGATTTTAAATTTCAATCCGAATAAAATTAAAACTGTTGGCATATCATATTGTTTTTTGATTACGCTACAAAGATAGGATATAATTTTATATCCTACAAATATTCATCCAATAAAAGATATAAAATTATATCCTTTTAACTTTAAACAAATCCCCCTCCGTGGTTGAAGGAACGGAAAAATAAAAAAAATACCTCTTTACGCCCGTTTCCGTTTGTGAGTGTGCGAGCAAACGGAAACGGGCGCCGCCCCGCACCCGTCCCCCCCCTATAAGCGTCCCTCATCGGCAAAGCTATAATAGGTATCCCCTGCTATGATTATATGGTCTATCATACGAATGTCAAACAGAGTACCCGCCTTTTTCAAACGTTCCGTTACGTTTTCATCTTCCCTGCTGGGGTGTTTGCTCCCACTCGGATGGTTATGTACGACAGCGAACTGCGTTGCGGATGCTTCCACCAAAATGCGCATTATCAACCGCACGTCTACTGCTGTCCGACTTATGCCACCAACCGAAACCCGTACTTTCTTTATCACCTTTGCAGCAGTATTCAAGGCTATCACCCAAAGTTCCTCATTCGGCAAATCCCACAAAAACGGGTGTATAAGCGCATCTATATCCTGACTGCAACGGATGGCATCCTGCCCGTTATGCCTGCTTTGCAACCGTTTGTACAGTTCAATGGCAGCCGTAGCCACTTTTTTACGGCCGGGCGTCAACGAGGAGAATAACCCGTTCAAATCATATTCCCCGCCTTGCCGTTCCGCTTCGGTAACAAGTTTCTTACTGTTCGTTATCTCGTATATCAGTTCGCTGTCGCTCATGTAGCGGCAAGCACTATCAAACAAAGTTTCCATATATCCGTATTTTATTAAAGGCAGCTCGCCCGAAAGCGGGCTATCCTGTACTTATTATTCACTGATTAAAAGCTGCTCCAACTCTTCGATTTTCTGCTGAATTTTCTTTTGCATAAACTTAATGAACTCCGCCAATAGAAAACGGTTGGAGATTGTAAAAATATCGCTGTTGCTGCCATAGCCCGAAGCTTCCGCAAACCGCAATTTATAAACCGCCGTTTCAAACGTATCTTCCTGCTTCAATTTATCCGCTGCTTCATCGAGTTTATCCATAGCGTTGATAAATGCGGTACGGTTGCGGGAAATCTCTTTTTTCCGTTCAAGGTCGGCCAGACATTTCTCCAGCTCTTTTGTCTTACGGTTTATCTCCTCTTGCAGCTTGGCCGCTTCATTCTTTTTAGAATTTTTCCCTTTACCCTTGGTGGGTGTATCGGCCGGCTTCTCCTCTTTCACGGGTTGTTTTGCGGTTTCTTTCCCTGCCTTACCAGCTTCTTTCATTGTCTCTACTGCTTTTGTCAATTCTTCACCGATTGTTTTTACTTCTTTTTCCATGTTTGTAAATTTTAAAAAGTTAATAATTAATGATTTATATAATAGTGATTAATCTATTTCTCCAACTTATGTACTTGACTTTCCGCAAAGAGGTAGCACAACGGAAAAAAGTCCTCTTTCGCATCCTCTTCCCGACCTTGTTTTTTCAGTTCCTCGATGCGTTCCCGCTCTGCTTTCGATGCAACGGGCATTCCCCATATAAGCAGTGCCTTTTCACCTTTACGAACGGTAAACCCTTCCTTTTTCCACTCCTTGAAAGTCTTTAGGTTGGTGTATCCTTTGCAAGCGTAGTAAAACCGCAATAGACCGTTTACCGTATCATCCTCGTTGCCCATGTATTCGCCCATCTCCCTGCGGGCAACCAAAGACTGCGACAATGTTTTTAACTGCTGCCTTTTCAGAAGCCGTGTTTCGCGTTCTTTCTTCTCGTCTCTTTCCTTTTTCATAATTCCATTTATTAAGATGTTATGTATTAAAATATTAAGCCTCTATGATTACAAAATCCTCTACCGTCTGAAAATAGGGGTCGGCCGTTGAAAGCAGTTCCCACTTTTTCCCGTTCTCATCCCGAAAAAGAATGCTTAGTTCCCTGATACCGTCAAACTTCCTCAATATCTTGTATCCTTTGAAATACTTGTTCAAAACCTCGATAGCCTGTTTGTAAGTGAATGTTTTCATAATGCTGCAAATTTTATGTTGAACCTTGAGCTTCCGGGTGTGAGCCTTTTCATTTGGCTGTTTCCCTGATTGGAGCTTTTTTTTTCTGCGTCGCCTGTCGCTACGCGGTATGTTTCGCCTTTTTTACGCTGCATCAAAAGGTGTTGTAAGGAACAGGAGCAAGTTTTTCAGAAAACCGGAACGGCTTGAATACTACCCAAAGGGTGGAGATTTTTTATGAAACGCCAGCCTGAACTTGAGCCAGTGACGTCAACATTTACCTTTGCAGCACAAAAAAGCGAAACTGCGTAGTGATAGGAGACAGAAAATAAAGGGCGACAATCAGAAAAGGAAACAGCCTGCAATACATAGTTGAAAACTATACCGGGCGTACCTGCATGGGTGCAAAAAAAAACAGACAGAAAGCACTGCTTTCTACCGATAAAACGCGAAAATTCCGTGTGGTTAAGTTTGGTTATGCCTGTACCCTGTACAGTATCTATAACCAAGCGTACCACACGGAATTTTCGCGCGCCCCCACTCCTACGGGCGACTTCCCACCATATTCGGGCGTTTTTCAACCGAGAAACGCCCTTTAGAAAACTACATTCCATTGAAAGACAAAGAACAAACCCCATTCCTGTGATAAAATCGCAGGAATGAAACAGCTTGCTGCCCGAGCCGCGCCGTCGTCCGTTTGCAATCGCAGCCGCCCGCCCGCATTCGGAAATATGACAAAATATTTACAGTCCCGTAGTTTCGTGCCCGTAGTGCGCCCTATCCCACCCATACCGGCACACCATACAAAAAAGCCCTGCTATCCTCACGGACAACAAGGCCAGGCTAAACGAAATCAACAAAAAAAGTGTTATACAGAGGCAGCGCCCGATACACTCCTGCCTATCCTCCACACACGAATATATTCCTTTCTCAATATGAAATATTTCAGTGCATCCGTCAAGTTGGTAGACTCCTTAGGCAGTCTGTGCGTAGGCAATTTATCCCCAGTCTTCTGCTTGACTATCAGACTGGCACTGTTAGGACCGCTCGCTATTTTGGTTTCCGTCACTTCCATTTCCGACTTAAGGTTCGGACAATTATATTGGTCTATTAACAACAAAAACAGATTGCGCTCCAGGTTCCCGCTCAGCAAGTCCATAAAGAAACGATATTCCAGATTACTGCCGATATTCCCCTGTCCCAAAGACATTAGCTGCACTTGCCATCCGGTACGATTACCGTCAGCATCCGTTTCTATGTTCTTCTTTATCTGCGTAGCCATATCCGCACCTACCCCTTTGTAGTTGTTCATGGCACGGTCATAATACAGCTTCAGTATTTTACGTCTGTGCGGTTTGAAGTAGTACAGAAACCTATCCGCCAACACACGCACACTGTTCGGTGGAAGCGTGTACAGTTCTTTCATCACGCGCATGATATGCCCGCTCCTCTGCCCAAAAACCATGGAAAGCATATTGCCCGCATCCATGCCTGCTTCCAGCGGCTTGTTCACATCCAGGTAACGAAGGACTGTGCAGTCCTGTTCCCACCCGAACGGATGCCGTTCTATCACTTCATTCAGATAGCCGTCCGAATAAAAATGCTTCATCGCCAGATTACAATAAAACATCTGGCCAGCCTCCAATTTCGGAATGATGGAAAGCACATTGCATTCCAAACCCTCAAGCCCTTCCGCAAACTCATCCGTGAACCAGTCCTCACCCAATACATCCGCATTCACATAGGAAGAAGATATGAAAAAAAACGATACACCACGACGCGTCTTTATCCAGCGGGCTTCCCAGCGTTTCATGTTCTTTCCGGCAAGTTCCAGGGAACGCCCGGCGGCCATCAGCTTTGCCTCCAAAGACCTGTCGGTCCGGAAACTATTCTTCAGCTCATTATAATGCTGCAGGCAGGCCAGGTATTCTCTTTTCGTCTCATTGTAGACAAAACCGGTACGCAGCATCAGCAGTATCTTTTTCTTATCATTCTGCTTCGCCAGCTTCAAAATCCAGTCATATTCGCCCAAATGGTTCGGGTTCGGCATATCGGTCGTAAGGGTACGACTGCGATACCAGACACTGTCCCCATACTTCACCCGAAAACCACGCACCGCCTTCAGCAAGTTCGTGAACTTTTCTTCCGGGAAATACTTCACCTCGTCCCCGAATACGCCTACATAAGAGCGTCCCGCACCGATTGCCGGGCGGTCCAATGAGATAAAAGTGAAGTTAAAGCCGGTGTAGAACACCATTGTATTTCTCCAATCGGAGCACACGTTGTACATCCGTCCCCTCCACTCCTGAGGCGGTTCTTTGTTTATCACATAATGTCTGTCAAGTTCCCACCCCAGCATAGACAACCCGTCAATAAGAGAGGGGATGATATTCTTGTGCAAATCCGAATAGGTATCCGACACCCATGCAAACGGCGCACCCGGACAATCGTGTGCAACTTCCTGCACCCGTTCCGCAAGCACCTGCACTGTTTTGGCAGAAGCACGCCCGGCAACCCAATAGAGCGACCATGGCATCATAACCGATATGAGCTGAGCCATCCAATTGGAATAGCGCAGCTCCACATCATCCAATATCTTTAGTTTTTTCTTCCTGGTCATCGAGCATTTCTTCAAAATCAATATCAACCACATTGGCATCACGTTTCAGCCGTACCTTCTCCCTGGATGGTATATCCGGCATCGAGTCAATCTGAGCAGCCAACAGATTCCGGTTGGCAGAAGGAAGCCCCACCTTTTCCGGGTCAAGGTCATACACCTTGAAAGGCTTCTCATCCAGTTCTTTCGGCTTCACCGGGTCCGGTCTGTCAAGCTGCTTAATCCTGGCAGCCTGTACGGTCAGATTGCCGTACACTTCCATGTCTTTGGAGTTAACTGCGTTCTGAAGAACCACATGGGCAGCTTTCATCAGATTGTCAAACACCATGTTCCGGTGCGCATTATTCTCTATGGTATCATTCAGGTAGAACAGATTGATGGCTTCACTGTACATCTGCCTGGCACGCATCCGTTCCACATTAAACGGCTCGTGCATCAGGAAAGCGATTGCATTGTCCTTACCATATTTACGATTTATCCCCACCAGGGCATACAGCGCATTATAGTAATCCAATTCATCACCGGTCAGTTCTATCGTACATCCTGAAGCAATGTAGTCCTGCAAGGTCTCAAAATAAGATTTTTCAAACATCAGCCTATATCGTCATAAAATATCTTACTAATCGAATTACGATACCCGGTCGCCTGGCGGAACTTATCAAACCGCTGCGCCTGAGTCACGTTATCCCCCGTCTCCGCACTGGCAGCCATAGCCAAACCCTCTTTGGCCCGTTGCAGCAACTGCCCACGTTCATAATGGTATTTCAACGGAGACCCTACAAGGTTGAAATACCAGATAAAATCCGTTTCCGGAACATTGTAATACATTGCAATCTGTTTCGGCTCATAACCGATACCGGCCAGTCGTCCCAGTTCATCCATGTCTATCCGGTCAAACCATGGCGGATCTTCACGCCATTTTACCACTTCGTCCGCTACGAAACTCATACACTTCCTTGTTTTTTAAGAATACATACTGCTCTTCCATTGCATTTTCCCCGTAATTTCCCGACCCCTCAACAACAAAATAACCTGCCGTTGTGTCAAGACAGGTTATCTTCTTATGACTCCAGGAGAAAGACAACTCAATCGTTCCTTCCCGGTAGAGCTGCATCAGCCGTTCAAATACCTTCGGCATCCGGAACTTAATCGTTTCCGAAATATGGAGATGAATGACGCCGATAAATCCTTTTTCCTTCCAACGGAGCAGCGCATTGATGATACGCTCATTCGTCGAATAGGTCGCTACATACAAATGATTCACCTGCCCTGCATGCTTTATCAGATACACAATAAAGGTAAATGCCGTAAAACTCTTCTTTGTCTCGATAAAAAACGCCTCGTTTTCCTTAGGCAAACGTCCGCATAATTCTTTCAAACTATTCAGCTTGAACGTCAACATTGTTTCAAAACGTCTGGTGAAAATACGGGAATCGGACATTTCTTTCCGGAGTTCCTCCAAATTAAAATAATAACTCATTCCAACAGACGATTTATATCTGCCAGCTCCTTCTCATAGCCGGCCAACCTTTCACGGCGAATCGCATCCAAATGCGGTTTATCCCCTTTCGCCAGTTCCGACTTAACCCGCCAAATATTATTCTCCACCTGTCTCAGCCTACGTACCAGTTCCTTGACCGGAAGTTTCAGAAGCTCACTCCTGCGGCGGAACTCGGCAAAAGCCGGATGTTTTCCCAATAGCGAGTGGTTTTCCTTGTAATAGTTCAATTCTTCCCATATCATCCGATTACCGATATAGCTATCAATCAGTTCACGACTGACAGTAGCGCATTCTTCCAAAGAGGTGCAATCGCGCAATTTCCGGTGTAACCGCACATAAGCATGATACTTGCTGAACTTACGCGAAACAAGCGCTTCCAGCTCCATGGGGCAGTCCGGTTCATTCAGGAACGGAAATTCTTCACGGAAAGAGAGCGGCTCTCTCCGTGAAGCACTTCCCGTAAGCTCCCTTCAATTCTCAAAATCGGAAGAAACCGGGAAACATTTATCAAGGAATTTTTCCAACCAAGAAGAATACCCCGAAACAGCATTGTTCATAAACACCTTACGGGATAAGATATCAACCACCTTATTCTCATCCGGACTCTGCGATACTACAGGCAGCAAAACCTGGTCGGTTTTCCAATCAAGATACACCGGCTGTGTCGGATATGGATGGGAATTATAATAAACAGAAGTAAACAGGTAACCTCCATTTTCCAGTTCCGGGAACCGTTCAAACATCGCAGTCAACTTCTCTTTATCAAACAATACCGGAGTATGGGTCTCATAATTCAGGCATGGCAAACCGTTCTTTTCCAACAACATTGCGGTCTGTTTCATATTCTCCGCATAAAGTCCCTTGAATCTCATCGGAACAAGCTTGCCCGATACTTTAGGAAGTGCGATGTGTGGCAATGCAACCGGATTCATGACATAGATATCATCACTACTCCAGATGAAATATCCGGTCACTTCAGGAGAAGCTACAGCAATTCTCAATTTAGCGAGTGTATCAACCTGCGCATTATCGGATACACGCTGATGCTCGATAAAGGTAATTTCTTCGCTGAACCAAGCCTCACGGTCACCGATGACCACCACATTGATTCCGAAACGTACATTCTCCTGCCAGGAGCGTAAAGCATACAGCAGCTCTCTGCCCTGAGCAAATTCCCTGCAATAAGGAATAACAACCGTTATATGGACCTGAGCCGTAGCATTCACTTTTTCCATTTCAGACAAAGCCTCCTGTTCCGGCGCTGCCATACCATCATTCACATCTGCATGGGTGATATCCACCTTTGTTAACTCATCTTTTTCAGTTTCCTTTTTCGTTGCCATAATTTATTTTTTTAATTCGATACAAAAATATCCCCTATCAATATCCTATAAAAGGACAGAGAGGCGCATGCCAAGCAAACGCCTCTCCTATAACCAACCTTTAAACAAAACTACATTCCGTCTCCGTCAGACGACAATTCCGAAGCAGGCGGCAATCCTAAAACAGCGTTGATTTCCTCGCTGTCCGTTGCCGGAATTAGGCTCTTGGCTATATGGCCGATAGTGCCACCGCGTAAAGAACTGGCCAGATTTATGGTATTCTTATCCCCTTCCTTGTTATCCTGAGAATCCGCCTTGGTCATCTTGAGCGGAGTACACGGTGTTCCGGCAATCTTCGCATCATCCCCCGAACACCCGAAAACAATCGCCCCCAGGTTTTCGTTGATGTTATTGTTAACAAACTCATCATGTTCCAGCTCCGTACCCGGATGCTCATAATCCACGTGGTGAATGAATCCGCGCGCATCATCTTCCCCCTCACTGGTATGATAGATGTTTATTGTAGAATCCGTAGCATACACCGCTATCGGTTTTTTGCCTTCCGCCATTTCAAAAGCGGTCACCTTCACGCCCTTTTCATCACGGGTGCAGGTCTTAACGTCCTCCCAACGGAAAAGCATGACATAGGACTTCTTCCCTTTCGGACGTCCGGCGTTCGATGTCTTTTTCGGTACTGATACCATTGTATAGTTTTCACTCATATATACCTCCTTTCATTTCAAATGCCATCATCAGAAGCCGAAGAAACAGAAGCCTCTTCTGCCGGCGGCAGATAAGCGAAAATAGCTTCAGCCAGCCAAAATCCGGTAGCCTCCCACCATTCCGCAAAAATCTTCACATCGTAATTCTCTCCCTGCATCCAAACTTTTGCACTCTGAGGGTCCTTACTGCGCAGATGTTTGAAGTTCTCTTTCGGTGTGATGAAGAACACACCCGTACCTCGCATGCCTTCAAGCGGCACAAACGAGAACTTGGAAAAATCGACCTTGATTTTCTCACCGTCCTCATTCTTCAGCCAAGGATATTTTTTACGATATGCCTTACCATAACGTGTTACCAAGTCCGGGTCCGCATGGATAAACATGGATTTTTTCTTGTACAGAGGTTTCACTTCCTCAACCGCTTTCTCTATCTGGTCAACCAGTGTCGCATCCTCGAGCTTCTCACCATCGAGCAGCCAGGTTATCGCTTCATTATTCGCTTTCTTGAGTTTCTTCAATTGGGTGACATAACCGTCCATGACGTCATTAGCATCCGTAGCGGCATCACCGTCCTTTGTAGCCGAAGTTTCCTTAAACTCACCAACCGCCAATGCGATTTCGCGTTCCTCGTCCAGTTTTGGGAATATAAGCTTATACAAGATGTATTTCACTACCGGCATATCTTCCGGTTTCAAGTTCTCATCATACAGATAGCCGAGAATATCCTCCATGATGTCCGACGGCGTAATGGGAACGTTGATTTTACACTTGTAGTTCTTTATTGTCAGCGGAGTGAACTTAGACTTGCCTTTAGGCGTCCACTTCGGAACGAACTGCTGAAGCACTGAATCAATGGCAGCCTGCTGCGCACGTACTTCCGTCTTATCCGTTACCAATGTTGACATGTACTTCGTGGACTCCGTAGTACCCATCAGTCCTTTGAGTATCTCAATCCGTTCCGAAGATACATACTTCCCAAACTCCTTCTGGAGTTCAGTTGTCTCAATGGTCGAGTTACCACTGTATGCCGCACCTTTAAAGGCTGCGTCCAAATAACGGTTATGCGCCAGACTCATGTCCGGTTTAAACTTATTACCCATCTCTGATTTACCCCCATCAACCTGCTGACCGGCATCCGGAACCGGTTCTTTTGTCATTTTTTCTATTTGCGCATCTTTTTGGGCAATCTCATCCTTCAGAGCTTTCACTTTATCATCTAGTTCTTTCAAGGATTTACGTGCCTGGGCAAGCGCTGTCGCGTTACTGTCGCGCTCCCGTTCCAATTCCGTTCTCACTTCATCGGTAACCGCTTCCTCTGCATTCCTACCTTCTTTCTCAAATTCGGCGAGATCCTTTTTAAAGGCTTCGACGAATACCGCCCCGTACTTCTGCTTCAACTGCTCTTCCTGCGTAGAAAGAAGGATTGATTTTCCTTTCTCGTCTTTCGCAAAGGCCGAGATGCCCAAAAAGCCAAGTACCACGCTCATTACTTTTCCAAACATACTTTCAGGATTTTGAGTTGATATAATTGTTAATTGTCATTTCCGCATTGATTTCCCGGCTACGCCGTACAGCATAATCCTGGTTACCGATACTATCTATAAGTCCAACTTTCAGCGCATCTTCCGCATAGAACATGCGTCCGCGAAGCAGTCCTTCAGTCTCCTGCTTCAAACATTCCCCCCGGTTCTTCCTGACATTCGCCTGAAAATCCCTTGCCAACGGGTCCAGTTCTTCGTCACGGATGGAAGCGTAATCACCTTTCTTGGCCGCTTCAAACGGAGCATTCTTGTAATCGGAAAGATTGGAGTAAATAGTATGCACCTTAACACCGGCATTTTCATAATACTTAGCATAATCCGGAAAGCTCATCATCACACCGATACTGCCGAACTCGGCAGATATGGTATTCGAGGCAATAATCTCATCACAGTAGGAAGCAGCATAATAAGCAGCCGATGCACAAAGGTCACAATGTGCAACAACCGCTTTTCCTTTACTTTTTGCATAAAGAATGGCATCGACCAGCGGTGCAATGGCATCCACTGCACCGCCACCGGAATCGATGTCACACAAAACAGAAGAGATATTAGCCGAGTCAGCCGCGTCACGAATAAGGGCCGCATATTCCGTTGTCCCGTAACTGCAATACGTACCATACTTCAGCATAGTACCATGAACCGGAATGATAGCCGTACTACCTTGCGGAGCATCGCTGAAGCTATTGCCGAGTCTTGCGCTACGCCCATCTTTTGTCGCAATCATCAGCGGTATAGCTTCACGCTCAGACAACCGACCGGTATCCTGACTATCAAAGTCGCGTTCCAACAGTTTATCGACAACAAGCAGGTTGGATTCAACCTCCCGGAACGAAACGAACCATTTGCCCCGACAGACCGCACTATATAAATTTGAAAACGCCATTATATTTGTATCTACTAATAAACGATACAAAGGTACAACAGCGCCACCCGCTTAAAAGGACTTTAAATTTTTGGCAAACTCCGCACTATCACGTTTAAAAGAGAGGGTTAATTTCAAAGGAGAACCTGCATATTCCGTTGAGAACGACACCGGGAACTGGTCCGTACCTACCACCTTGCAGTCACCATTCGATAAATCGAGCAGCACCAGCCCTTCCTGCCGTACCAGCTCCTGTATTCTCCCCATATTGGCTTTTCCCGTATCCGTAACAACAGCCTTAAGCTCTTGTTTCACTACGCCTCCGGACGTATCGCAGCTCTCTTTAAACTCTCCGGAAGATATTCCGATAACTTCCCAGTCACCGCGGACCCTAATAAAATCCGCACCTGGAAAATTTCCAACCGAAGCATCCGCTATCGGAAGAAAACACATGCCGCATACCTGCGACCGTCTGTCATCCTGATTCATTTTAGTTAAAAGTTTAAGTGATATTCAATTGAAAATCCGTTTTTTACTTAAAGTTTAACAGATTAAATAATGTTAATCAAAAAGGGTCAGTTGTATGTCATGGTTCACTTCCTTGACAATCCGCCGGCGATTACGATAATCATACTTCTTCACCGCATCATAATTCAATGCGTTGGCCTTGATATTATAGGCAGCCAGAAAGGCCTTGATAATCCTATCCTGCTTATACCCTTTCTCATAGCCTGAAACAAAGTACTCACGAATACGGATGCGGAACGATGCCTCGATATAGTCGCGAAGCATCTGCTGTTTCCACTCCGGAATATAAATAAAATTCTCTTTCAGGATAAAATGGTTCCATTCACGGATAGGAAGGCACAGCTTTATCGGATGGTCCTTAAGGGACTGCTGGGGCGGACGGTCACTGACTGTCACCATAGCCTGAATAAATTTGCCCAGGTCATTGGCCGATGTAACCTGTATATATTCGTCAGTTCCCCTCGTACACCCAAATTCATGGTAAAGGAAATCATGCAGATAAGGTTGCAGTTCAATCGTTACATAAGGTTTCATATCATAAATAGTTGGTTTCTATGCAAATATAGTCACTATATATAATATTGCCCGCTATTTTTCCGGCAAAATTCAACGCATAAAGTAATACATTTTTGCCCTCTACACCTTCTACAATTTCTACAATCTGCATAAACAAGTATATATCAACAATATAACGGTTTTATTATTGGGTAATAAGTGTAGAAAATCTGTCTATAAAGTGCCATTTTGTAGAAGAAATATAGAAAAACTGCATTTTGTAGAAAGTTGTAGAAATGTATAGAAGTCGTTTTTATATACTAATACATTGATTTATAACATTGTAGAAAGTGTAGAAAGTGTAGAAGTATTTTTTCCCTCAAAATAAAGCCTATATTCGAGTATAGAAAGTGCATAAAAAAGCCCCTACCTTCACAGGCAAGGGCCTCTCTCACAACTATGATAGACATTTTAAAACATATATGGAGAATTGCCGTTTTCTTTCGCTTTATAATGAGCATCACTTTCTTCTATCTCCGATACTCCCATGTCAATATTGAGATTGATGTTGTAGTTCTCCATCAACTCAGTATAGTCAAAACAAAGTGCTTGTTTCGTACTACTTGTTTTGCGATAGTACTTTTTACCGTCGACCTCTACTTCCTTAGTGACTTCAACCCCTTTTTGTATGTTCTTGAAACGGACTGAGTTCTGCACGCCCAAGTATTCCTTAGAGTTTTCGATGTAGAATTTCAGTGATTCAGTAGGTAACGCATTGTCACCTACCTGGCGGGCAAACTTCTTATACAACATAAAGATACGGTCGGTTTGCATTCGTAAAACAGGGCGCGGCTGTTTGAATACCAAATCTTTGACTTTATTAGTCTTTAGACCGGAGAGATAATCTATCCGAAAATCCGCCTCCAGGAATATCTCGCCATCTTGTTGCAAGTAACTGACCACATTCCAGAAATTAGCCAGTTCGTTATTGCTTTTACATTCACGGTTCTGCCGGATGATACCATCGACACAGATGCCCAACAGGTCCCGATACATGAATGGTACATCCAGTACAGCTTCAAGTGTGCGGAACGCAGCCAATGGTATCACCCAGTTTCGTTGTATGCGGTCTTCAATGGACTCGCCTTTCAAGCGGTCGTTTAAATCATCCATACACTGGCGATAATTAGTAGAGAAATCTGTCTCCATTTTTGCACGGTGACGCAGCAGCTGTAAAGTTAGATGTGAAAGTCCCAAATCCCGAATGCTTTTGCACTCGTCAAACGCTCTTTTTTCTGATGTTGAAAATTCTGTTTTTGTAAAAGTTAAGTATATAAGTCGGGAAAACAAGGCAATGTCTATTGTCGGCATTTCTTGCCCGGATAGAATCACACCGCAATCCACACAGGTAATTTCTCTTTTTTTATCTCTGTCCATGTTCATCCGGCTACGGCCGGTACCATCCCAAATCCCCTTCAGGAACTCCCGTTTGTCAAGGTCTATACTATTTTTGTACTCGTCAATGTGTACAAGAGAATTGGCGCATTGAGCCACCGCATCACCCAATGCAGCAATGGTGGCATTTTGGATATTGGGCGGTGTATTCTTGATGATGAAGAACGACATCAGGCTGTGACCGAGTTCCGACTTACCACTACCTTTCGGACCGAATAAGTTCAGAATGGGGAAACTTTTCGTCTGTCCAACGATTATATCCCGAAAGAGAGAAGCCAGCAGGAAGCAGATACCCACTTTAGCATTATCGCCAAATACCTGCACCAGTTTGTCGCTGTATTCCCTCAAGCTGACATTATTATAAGAAGTATACACAAACCGCCGTTCGAACTGGAATAATTTAATATCATCGCGATAAATGGTACTACATCCTGGCAGATAGAAATTACCTCCTTGCAGGCGTACAATACCGTATTCATCGGCGGTATGCCATTCAGTATCGAAACAGCCATTGCCATACGCAAAGAAACCTTGACGCTGCCACCCCAGTTGAGTAATTTCAAGAGCTGTTTCTGTTTGCTCGTAAAGGAACATCTTCAATTTAGTCAGTTCTTTCTCGGAAGCCAGCCAAATGTAATTACCCAACCCTTCTACCTTTTGTTTGAATTTGGAGAGTGAAACCAAGTCTTCTTGCTTCATCTCAATAATTTCTTCCTGCTTATTCTGGTTTTTGATACGATACAAACGTTTGGGGAGCAAGGAGTCTTTGATATGAAACATAGGCATCATAATAAAGTTACTCCACTGTACCGGCTTGCCTGTTTCACCAGCCAATGCAAAGTAAGCGTTGTACTCTTCATAGAAACCGTATTTACCCAGCAGGTCACGGTCTATTTTCTTGCTCTCACTAATAACCTGCTTTGCCTTGTCCAGTTTCTTCGCGCGGTTAATGGCCGTCTGCCACAGTTTTTTATCTTCATAAAAAGATTGCAGCTGCTTGAGGTACATAGATTCTTTTACCTCGTCTTTGACCATCACAACCATTGCACTAATAGTATTGATGGCATCGCTCCGCTCTTCGGTAGTGTTTACATCCTGAAATATATGCTGGGCATACCAAGGAATAAAATCGACTTCCTTTAATTCCTGAAACTTCTGTATGCTTGTACAATAGGTATCCGGGTCATTCTTGCTCTGCGCTTCTCCCAGAGGCAACTCCTTGACCGATACACCCAGTCCGGATTTCATGGCCAGCAAACCGTTACGCATCGTATTGCGAATACCTGCACCTAATTTTTCTCCTTTCTCAAAATTAGGTGGGTCTGCATCAGGAAGAAAACAGACCTTGGTCGCATACTTCTTAAACTGTTCCATCTGACTTTCTGTCCATGCTCCGCCAAGCGGTGCCACAGCATTATTAACCCGAATCCGCTTCAGCTGCATCGCATCGGGAGCACCCTCTACCAAATAGAACTTATCGTCTTTGGCAGCCTGACGTATAGCCGTATCAATACCGAAAATAGAATCCTGTTTATGGTATATGTCACTTTCGTTGGAGTTTATATATTTAGCCGCCGATTTATCTCCGGAACAGTCACGAGCGGTGAAGCCTATTATCCTACGAAACTTGTCACGAATGGGAATCATTATGCGATTACGATAACCATCATAGATATTACCTCTCTCCCCGGTTTTCAACAACCCCATCTCTTTCATCAGTTCAATGGACAAGCTGGAAACCTGGGCAAATTTGAGTAAATCATCCCATTTTTCAAGAGCAAATCCTATGCCCATCTCTTCGGAGAATTCCATCCCCCAGCGGCTTTTGACATACTCAAACGCATTTTTATTAGCCTTGTCAAGCAGATTTTTACGAAAATGTTCGGCGCATCTTTGATTGATAACGAACATACTTTCTCGCTTCATCCGTGCTTGCTCTTGCTCTGGAGTCAGTGTTTCTTCCTCAATGGTGATACCGTAACGTTTTCCAAGTGCACGGACTGCCTCCGGAAAAGTCATGGTTTCGTGCTCCATGAGAAAACCTATAACGTTCCCACCCTTACTGCATCCAAAACAGTGCCAGATACCACGCGCCGGATTCACGACAAAGCTGGGTGTCTTTTCTTGATGGAACGGGCAACATGCCTGGTAGTTGATGCCTTTCTTTTTGAGTTCGACATATTCGCTTATCACGTCTACTATGTCGGCACGGTCGATGATTTGTTCTATTATCCTTTCGTCTATCATTGTTATATCTATTCGGCCCTATCTCCTGAGGATGACAGTGCCTTGTTCTTCTAAATAGTAGCTGTGTACTCCGTATAAGTCAAACTCACACAAACACGAATACACACATTTCATGAAAAGGTCATAATTCTCCGGACTAACCTTTTCAAGCACCCGGAAAGATTCACCAGGCTGCATCCCATACAGCCTGATGAACACTTTATTATAGTATTCCGCCAATTTCTCCATCCCCATTGACTCGATATAAGACGGAATCCAAGATTGACTATTGTCTGGAAAATATTGAAATAAATCCATATTCTAAGCATTGAGCGGATACAAAGGAATTGTTTTGCAAAAGAGTTATCAAGGACGTTATTTATATGTTTTTAAACCTCTGCACAACATTTCGGCCATCATAATGTTGATTCCGTGATGCTCCTTGAGGTTTTCCGGATTTTTCCCGGTCAATGTCACACTCAAATTCTCCTTGCGGTAATCACGCTCCACATCAAAGTATAGTTCCTGTCCTCTGTCATCGTGGAAAGTTATCCGGCATCTTTCCACCAATCCACCCAGTTCTGAAGCGTCCATCCACAAGTCCGGCTTTTTATCCATCTTCAGATGGCAATATCTGTGTACTTTACCACTCTTACGAATCAGCTCCACTTCGACGATTGTCGCTATCTGATTTGTACGCAGGATGCGTACTTTCTGACCTTTTTTCATTGATATTTCCTTTTTATTCATTTCTATACAGTTTTATTTATTTTGTCATTTCATCTTTATACTGTTTATATTCAGCCCCAGCTATCTCCGTTTTTATGAAAATCCAAAATGGCTTTTTGTATCTCTTCATCATTTTTAGGCTCATGGGTATATCTCTCATGGCAATAACAGTATTTACTGCCATAAGAACAGGTATTATAAGTTCTATTCAATTCCTCTCCAACTCTCCAACGTGCATGAGGGTCAGGAATTCTTCCCTCTTGTAACCATTGCCAATGAGTTTTCATTTTCTCCCGGTATTCGGCATTCTGTTTTCTCTTCTCTTCCCGTTTCTTGGCTACATCCCGATATTCCTTCCTTTTGGCAGAGAGGATGGCTTTTGCTGCTTCCTTATCTTCATGTACTTCACAGTCTTTGAAATAGACAGCTTTGGCAGAGTAATAACAATTAGTCCATTGTTCTGTACCTTCCGCCCCCTCATTGGGTATAAAACCCTTTTTAGCCCATTGTAATGCCGTTAATATTTCCATTGTCCATTCCTTTTCATTTTCTCGGAAGTATAGACCGTTATCCATTTATTGGAATAACTGTAATAAAGCAATCCTAAACCCATCATTCCGCACATTTGTAAAACTGCATCTTCTACATGCTTTCTGCTAAACACTACTTCGGTTTGCAACTTCTGGACTTTAACATCCGGAAACTTCTTTTTGAATGTTGTTTTAGTAACCATAGAACA